GCACTGCCCAAATATAGATTGTCTTCAGCGGATTGTAATAGATTTTCCCGTTCCGCTTTCTTTCTTCGATTCTGTTTCGGTAAAATCTGTACGCATCTGCACCAAATTCCAAGATTACAGTGCGTTCGGTCAAATTTTCCGGAATTTCTACATACATTTTTTATCGCTCCAATCCCAGCAGCTTCTTCACATCGTCCTCATACCGCCATTTGCATTGTCCGTCACAATCACAATCCCTGTCGCAGTAGTTACAGTATTCACGTGCTTCACAGTCTTCGTGTTTTAAACGCTTTTCATACGGATTATATCCCGCAAATCCCATAAAAAGCCCCTCTGCATCATCTGCTACTTTTTTCAGCATCTGTTTCAGCTTCTGGTTTTCTTCTTCCAGTTCGATGATGTATTCATCTTTGTGATCACAATGAACGCAACACAATCCGGAGATGTTTGCAAACGGGCTTTTGATGTCCTTATTAACTCTCCACTGACTTGTTCTCTTTATAATCTGCTTCTGTTCCTCGTTCTCCTGCTCTAGCTTCTTATTTCGCTGTTCGAGCAGTTCCACGGTTCGTTCCAGCGGCTGAATCGTTCCAAGCAACGTCTGTTTGATCTCATGCATTGGATTTTCATCATCGCAAGCACGTTTGTTCCATCTTGTTGCATATTCGCCGATACAGCCCAATTCAAGGTGTGCATCGCCTGCTCCGATGGAAAAGGGCATGCAAATATCATCCAGAATGCAGGATACCTCTTTGCTTTCATCGTAATCTGCATGCATGAAATAAAAATAATTTCTCCGCTTGTCGTCCCTACCTATTCGCATATCGTTATGAAACTGCATTTTCCGTCCACAGAACGGGCAGGATTTCAGCCTGTTGCCAAGTGTTTCTATCGTTTCTTCAAGAGCTTGCTGCCGTCTGTTCCAGTCCTGGCAAGCCTTGTACTTGTTTGCAAACCATTCCCCAGTGCTGTTGTGTACCCCATTTTCAGAGCAAAACAGCTTATAGCAGTGTTCTGCTTTTTCCGGATCTATGTCGTAAATGTCATTGATTTTCGGTACAGCCCCACAAATTGCACAGGGCATCAGATGTTCAACCAGTTTTCCCATTTTCATTTCTCCTTTTCATTTATATCAAAAGTCCACGCTTTGCAGGCGTGTAGAATACCTTTTCTTTCGGGTGGTTTGCTGTATATGGTTCAGACAATGTGTTTCCCTGTGCGACAATTGCTCTCACGCCAAGCAAGCTAAGCTGCACATAGCACATGTAGACCGCTGTCCAGTCTAAATCCTGACAAACCACATCCAGCACCCTTTGATAATTGATTCCCTTTTCTTGCAATACCTGTGCTGCAGCGATGACCATTCCGCCGCTACCGCAGGTAGGCTCACCGAACGAAAGCTTCTTGCTTTCGTCTATGACATCCGGCAATGTCAGTCTTGTAGTCATCAAACTGACATTGTACGGCGTGAAAAACTGTCCGGAATTTTTGTTTCCGCCGATGCTTTCCATGTAGATTTCACCCAGCACATCACCAAGCCCTTTTTCATAGGTAAGTATCAGCATCCCAGCCATTTCAGCCATTTTCATTTGTTCTTCTTTGCCGTATCTGTTCATCGTTGCAAGGTATTGTTCTTCCCGTTGCTTCCACAGATTGTCGTGAAATATCTGCACGCTGTTGCTGATCGACAGTGCAACGCATTGAATCCAATCAGCAAACACCACCTGCGGAGCATATTTTCCGGACATCTGCTTGATGCAGGCTGCTATTTGTTTTTTCGTAAGACCACCCCTTTACCGAACACAAAGTTCTGACTTCTCCATCCACCGCTTTGAATATTTGCTCTCGCAATTTCCGCCGCATGAACAGATTTTTTGTGGCATTTGCCACACAATTTCTTGTTTTTTACCTCTATTCCGCAGAGTGCACAATGATAGCTGTCACCAAACAATATTCGCGGAATTACACCCTTTTTTCTTCTGCATTTTTCAGCAGCTCTTCTGCTTTTTAGCAGGCATTCCGTGCATTTTGTCTTTCCGGCTTGTGGTGGTCTTTTCCCACATTTGGTACACTTTCCAGCTGCTTTTCGTTCTACATATCTCTTCCGCTGCCTTTCTTTTTCTTTTTCTTTTCGTTCCTTTTTTTGTTCTTCTGACATGTTTTTTATATATTTTTCAGTTGCTTCAGCAGCTTTAGCCAAACATCCCCAACAATATTTTCTGTTTGGTGCAGCGTTTTCTTGTCCACAAGTCTTACAAATCCCGTGTTGAACATACCAATCTTGCAGTTCTTTATTATTTCCCATGGCGGTACCTTTCCAGAACTTTCACCAGTCCACTGCTTTATCAATCATTTCTCTCTGTTGCTCTTTTGACTGTCGCAAATAAATCTGTGTCATATTGACACTGCTATGCCCCAACAAATCAGCCAGTAGGGCAATGTTGTTGTTTCGCTTCAAAAATTCAATTGCGAAAAAATGGCGAAATGCGTGCGGATGCATAACCTCTTTTGGAATCCCATACTTTCTTGCAAATCTTTGCAAGGCTCCTGATACCCCTCTGCTTGTAATGGATTTTCCATTTTCGCCCTGCATCACAGTTTCGTTTTCCTGTATGGTTTCCAGATAGTCAGCAATGTCATCTAACAGCGATTTTGGAAAATAAACAGTCCGCATGTGGGCTTTTGTATAGATGTCCACTTGTCTGTTCATTACATCCTTCTTGCAAATACGAATTGCTTCTGAAATTCGCATTCCCGTTTTCGCTAAAAGCATCACATTCACATACCAATGAATATTTCCATCTTTTTCCAGCCCTGCAATCAGCGTTTCAAATTGCTGGCATGATATGACATTGTCAACATATGTTTTTTTCGGCATCTTCACGGGCTTTAGCTTCATCGGAATTTCCTTGAAATCGCAATACCGCAAAACAGCTGTGATTCGATTATTGACCGTCTGCGGCTTGAAATTTTCAATCAAATGCTGCTTAAAAGCAATCAGATTCTGTTTTGTGATTTCATCAAACATTTCAGAAAATCTGGTTACCCCTCTTACATATGCCGCAATCGTATTTGGGGCAAGCTCTTCCTCATATAGGTATGACTGGAATCCTTCTATGTCAATCATGGAACTTCACCCTCTGTCCGCAATACGAGCAATACTGCACCTGCTTGTCCGTATGCTGCAAGTTGCCGCATGCTCTGCACGTCCACCAAACATATCCATCCATCAGTGTAGATGTTTCCACGTTTTCCGGAACGTCTACAATGCTGCTTCCCTGATTCAGCATCCACTGAACAATCTTATTTCTTCTCTCATTCATCGCTTTTCCCTCCATACGCTTTTGGAAACGGCATCCACGCCACGACATCATCCAGCAAGTCAATTCCAACATCGCCTGCTCGCATCACCACAAACCGCTTGTCAACCGCCCAATACTGTGCAACACACACTTCCCGAAAGCCGGTCAGCTTGTTGTAGCGTGTCACCAATAGCGTTCCGGATTCCTCCGGCGGTTCTTCTGCAACCGGTGTCCATCTCATCGCAGAATCCACGTCATTCAGTAGGCTGCACGCTTCATCAATCGCTGCATCCCATCCCTGAAAATATGCTTCATCTGCATCCGTTCCGCCGATGTAGTC